CCATTTGTTGGACGTTTAGACGACAACGGACATGATGGTATAGGACTGATTCGTGAGATAGCTAAAGTATTCTGTCACAACAGAACAGATACTAAAATACTAGCTGCCAGCATACGTGATGCTGCTACAGTTGGTAAAGCATTTCAAGCCGGTGCACATATTTGCACCATACCGCCGAAAGTCTTCGACGATATGTACAAACATGTGCTCACTGATAAAGGATTGTTCCAGTTTATTATAGACTCAGGACAGATTAACCCTTAAATTTTGGCAAAAATGTCTCAGGTGTATTATATATAGTCGCGGACGGCAGGACTCCCCCATAGGGGGTATCAAAAACGCAGGCACGCGCACGCGTTAATTGATCGCGCGTATGTGTCCAATGCGAGTCCAGTCCGCTCGCTTCGCTCGCTCCATCCCAGTCATACCAAGGGTTCTCAAGCAATGTAGTACTGTCCAAGAGACAGCACTGCTGGTCGTGGGAGCGAGGCGCAGCCGAGCGGTAAGCTATACATTCGCGACATGCACGAGCAGCGATCTGTTGCCAAGCTGAGACACAGTGAGACAACAACAATACTATGTATTGTTACAGAATGTTAAGATGATTTGCAAACCTAGTCAGGACGGTCCTACAATGGGAGGGTAGATAGAGTTGTTTACGTTATGTTATATTCTCTCTCCTAGAATAGGTGAGAGAGATAATATAACTTAACTACAACTCTCTACTCACTGTTCAATTACAATTTCCGATTATGTTCATCATTCCAAATCCAAGAACTAGCGAAGCTATCGAGGCTATCAAGGTTGACCCAGTACTAGGTACTGTTGTTACTCGCTTCAGGACCAATGGCTATGAGTACAAGTACTCCAACGTCAGCCGTCTAGCTATCATCAACTTGTTGATGCAGCCTAACATGTCGCTAGGTTTCTGGGTTTACAACAACCTTTCCAAGGTTGCAGTGCCTGACCTAGGTTACCTAAGAGGTAACACTGTTGCCACTGGTAAGCTATGCTATCAGCATGTCGGTACTTCGTACTTCAACGAAGCACTACCTTGCTAAAGCAAGGTTGCGTCTGGGTCTTAACCTGTGGTTCAACTCCACAGGGACGCAGTTACCCTTTAGGGTAAATTGTCCACCAACTTTCATCTTGTCATGCTAGTCCACATCACCCCCAAATCATCAAACGCTAAGACTGGCAAGATGCCAGTTACCACAACCGAGGAGAGCTCATGCCCAAGCACTTGTCCACACCTACAGTC